TGACGGCCCATAAACAATGCCCGGGACGCACTGACGTTACTACCAGCGCCATAATCGCTGAAACGGATGGCGTTGCGGTGGCTGTGCAGAACCACGTTTTTAAGCATACCAAGTGAGCCTTTGAAGATCGGGTTGTTCCGGCCTTCGGCGGCGGCGGCGGCTTTCTGAACATCGAGCCATTCACCTGCGGATTCATTGCGCAAGTCGTGAGCCTGGAAGGGCGACATAACGCACACATAACGCTCTTCGCCTTCCATGGTAACTGGGACCATGTTGGCTGCGTCAGGGTCTTGCGCTTGCAGCATGGTGGCTTTCACCTCTGCGCGCTCAACAATAGAACGGGTCATTTTGTCACCCGCAACGATTGAACCCTTGCTGGTTGCATCGCCACCGTACATCTGGTGAATTGCATCAGGCGTCTGAAACAGATTGCCAGCGTGACCAGTGAAGTCGAGGCCAAACAGGAAATCTCTGTTGATGCCGCGCGCGCCAGACAGGTACATGAACATCAGTTCGTCGCTGAAACGGGACCAGTAATCACCCAAGCGGTTACGGGCAATGGATCGCAAGTTATGCACAGTACGCTTGCGGGTCATTTTGCCGCCGGCTGATACGGCTTTACGCGCCTGGTCGATATTTACTTCGTCGGTGTAGAATTTCAGGTTTTCCGCTTTGTTATCCAAGCGGCGGTCGCCTTCGGTGTATTCACCGCGCAGCTGCACAGACAGGTCGAATGAAATCCGGTCACCACTATCGGTTTCCAGTTCAGTCTTGCGTTGGATGATGCTGTTGTCTTCGGTACCAACGAACTTGCGCTCGAAGTATGATTTTTTGATTTGGTCGACTGCGAGTGAGCCAGACCACTTTTTTGCGGCTTTAGGATCGCCAAAAGCAACTACGGTAGAAGCCATCAGGAGTTACCCCTCATTGGGTTTAGGTTTTCGTATTAGCTCCGTCACTCCTGCGACTTCACTTGCTCGGTGTTCATTATCTGTTCGATAAAGGCTTTGTGCAAGCCAGTTACTTTTCCTTGCGCTTGCCAATGCCGTATTTTGCAGCTATTCCGCTAAGGCTTTTGATTTTCTCTACCCTGTTTATTGGAATGCTGCGGTCGGCGTCAAAGGATAATCGGGCAACCTGGCCTTTCTTTTCCTCAAGAGTTACCCGTATCTCACCATTTTTTCCAATGACAACGGTTTCTCCCGGCTTCAGGTCAATACTAAGCATTCAGGCGCCCCATATAAAGTTAGTGGCCATTTATAGGCCACGTTCTAGTTATTGCGCCAGGTAGCGCTCTTGCTCTTTTTCCGACATTGCATCAAATGCCGCTTCGTACCCTACAGGGTCAGAGTCAAGTAACCGGTCCAGCCTTGCGTATTTACTCACGTTGGTTGGGTCTTGGGTGTCCGAACTAGGCAATGCTCCTAGTGTTGGTACTGCCTTCACCACTTTTTTTGCTGCCTTTTTCCCTTCTGCAGCTTTTTTCTCTTTTGCCGGTACAGCAATGCCAAGGTCTTCATAGATTTTCGTGTGCGCCTTATTCAGCATTTCTTCGCCGGTTAGTTCTTTGTTGGCGGGATCTTTTGCCAATAAAATCACCATCCGGTCTAGGTTTTCATACAGCAAGGGCTTCGCTTCATACTGCGTGTTCTCGTCCAGAAACGAACGTACTGTGTCCATCCATACCGCGCGCTCTTGCTGCTCTTCCATTTCGACTGCAATTTGAGCCTTGAACTGCTGCTGCTCAATACCGCGCTCTTCTTTGTCCAGCGTACCCATGGATTGCCGGTATTCCTTCGTGGTCAGTTCGCCATCGTCAAACTGAACTTCCAATTCTTCGCGCTTGGTGGCAATGGTAGCGATTTTCTCTTCGATATCGGCGGGCAAATCCGCGCGTAGTAGCGGGTTATAGCCCTCTTTAGCGCTGGCCTTTTCTGCAGACTCACTTTCATCGCCTTCACCTTCATCGCCGGCAGCTTCTGCGGCAGCTTCTGCGGCTGCGGCTGCGGCTGCATCATCATCGCCGGTTTCTTCGCCTTCGCCTTCGCCTTCATCTTCGTCGTCGTCGTCGTCGCCATCCTCGTCTTCTTCGCCTTCCTCTTCCTCCAGCGCCTCGCGCTCTTCTTCGGTTAGCTGGTTCCAAAACTCTTCGCTGATTTCTTCAGGACGTGCCATTTCATCACCTTTTGAACAGTTGTTAATTGTTAAGCTCGGGTTTTTCCTTTGCCTTCGTGCAGCTGCTGGCGCAGCAAGTAACCTTCCAGCCGGCCAATTTTCGTGGTTGCGTCACGGCGAGCGTAATGCCTTCCGGTACCTTCATTGAAGTTAGCCGGGTCTGCACAGGCCGACTCTCCAATGACTGTAAATTCATTAACCAGCGTCAGCACACAGACCGTTACCGTGGTCCCGTCAAATACGTGGTATTGCTCTTTGATTATGCGCGAATCAATCAACTCGTCTGTAACCGTGTTGTGGCGCGGCATTACTACGCCTTCTGAATTTAGGTAAAAATTCTTATCGTCCATTTCCTGACCTCTTTTCTATGTGCCTGGCGTCATGCCTGGGGTTGGTTGCTGCTGCTGGCCCTGCTGCTGCTGGCCCTGCTGCTGTTGCTTCATCATGGCGGTCTGTTCTTCCTCCATTGCCGCCTGCTGCTCCTGCTGGGCCTGCTCTTCCATCATTGCCTGCTCTTCCATGGCAGCCTGGCGCTGTTGATCGGCTGCGGCGGCTTGCTCGGTTGCCTCTTTTTCGGTCTGTGACACAAAACCAAACTCTCGCATCAGCTTGTCAGCGATACGGGTCACCTGCGGATACGCCAGCGCTTCCTTGGCCGCTTCAATGGCTTTGGTCTGACTGTCCATGTTGCGGTTAGTAGCTGCCGCAGCATTCTCATTAAGCTTCGACAATACAGCCTGCTGCTCTGCCTCGGTTTTGCCAGCTTCGGCCATTTTCTTGCGCAATTCAGCCTGAACCATATCGTTCTGCATTTTCTTCTGCTGGGCCTGGTCTTCCATAGCCGCCTGTTCTTCTTCTGTAATTTCAGTGGCGTCAGGGTCACGCTGCCCGTTGATCTGGCGAATACGCTTAACAATTTCTTCCGCGTTTGGCAAGTCCATGGCTTCGACAACCAGATCCAGCAAGATGATGGCAACCTCCGGCGGCATCTGTCCCATCATATCCGCCAGCTTCTCTGCTTGGGCCTCACGGATTGATGCGCGCCATTCGCTTTCAAACACAATAAAGTCTGCTTTCGTGTTCACAATATCGTTTTCTGGCAGCCCGTCATTTACGGTCACAAACTCCGGCGTCCCACGCTCGTTCGTAATGCGGAATACTTTTTCCTCGCTGTAATATTGCTCCATCAACGACAAAACCTTCTCACCCTGGATCTGGAATGCCAGGCGAAGGTTATCGAACAGCTTGGCTGTACTCATCATGCCTTGTTCTTGCCGGCGCTGAACGGCGATACCAGACTGGGCGTTGGTTGTCTTGCCCTGCAGTTCATCCGTTACACCGCTGGCGGTCTGGCTGAATGCAATATCACGCTCCATCATGCGCAGATGGGTTTCTTCCAGTCCCCGGTCGACGTTTAAATCAAGTGCGTAACCTTTTTTGTACTCAATGATGGCGTCAGGCCGTGCGGCTTCTTCTCTAAGCTCGTCAATATCGTCGACGGCGCCCTTCTCCATCATTATTTTGTTCGTCGACATAATGTAGAGCGCCTTGCTTGCGCGCTTGTTTATATCTTTCTGAACATCACGCATGCCGCGAATGGTGCCATACGGTAGGTTGTCGCGGTCGCGGCGGTAGCTGAAAATCGGCGTGAAGGGATATCGATTGTGCTTGTAGGGGCTTTCATCGTTGTAGCACAGGCCGGCCATGGCCATTACCGCAACGCATACACGCATTTGAACCAGACTGTTAACAACCGACCGGCCTGATTGGATTTCCTCTTGTTGCTGCTCGTCTTCCGCGTCGAATGTGTCGCCGTTAAGTTTGCCGCCCTGCAAGCGCTCGCGGCGAATGGGCTTCTTGTACCAAATTTCAATCATTCTCACGCGCGGCCTGGTGCCTGAATCGGTACCCCGGCCACCAACGTTGTCTTCCAGAGTCTCTTCCTGGCTGTCCATTGCCTGGTCGCCGTACTCGTGGTCGTTGCCAGCATCGAACGTATTTTCTACTGCAGATCGCTTAATGATATCGGCGCGGTCGGGAAACATCGTTATGGCGATATCTTCATCGATCCACTTGCTGCGGATCACGTAACGCGCATCCTTGAGGTCCATTTCAGTGCTGCTGCTGTCCCAAAGCATGTTCCGCCATGACTCGTAGCGCTCAAACAGCATTTCTTCGTCGCTATCGTCCTGTATGCCGCACTCCATCCAACCTATGCCGACTTTTACGGAGTCTTCAAACGCTCGGCTCCGGTGGAACTGTGTACGGTTTATGTCAGTGACGTACTTAAACATCTTGGTCTTGCGCTGCGCCGGTACTGCGTCCTCCGGTCCTCGCGGCAAAACCTTGTAGTCAACTCGGCCTTTCTTCTCGCTGCCGATGATCCAGTTGCAGGCTTGCGACACCACGTTGTACACCAATGGCTCTTGCCCGCGCGCCATGATCTCTTCCGAGTCTTGCTCGCTCCACTGAACATGGTCGTAATAATCGGCATCGATCGACATTTGCACTCGGTTTTCTTCTTGGCGGTCCAGTTCGTTTTGGTAAAACGCCAAAAGCCGTTTGTGCAGTTCCACGTTGTCAGCACTGTCGAGGTCGTCTTTGCCTGAATCTTCGCCGGCGTCCTCGTCTTCATCGTCCATTTTTCCGTAAAGGCTATTGTCCTCGAGCGGGTTATTCCTGCGTTTAACTTCGGTGATCGTATCGTCGCTTAAATCAAACACTGGAATGCCCCTTATTCGTTGTCATACATTTCAATTGATATCCGCTTGCCGTTGGGATCTACAATAGTAGCCTCGGCTCCTGAATTTCGATTTACGCCTCTTGGCTTTGGCGGAATCTTGATTAGGTCCAGCAAGTGTCCGTGTATTGCGTCAGCAACCATGTGCGCGTTTGTCATATTGTCGGTTAAACCCATGGCCTTCACAAATCTCATGGCGACTGACAGCAAATGAAGGTGACCGTTGGCAGGGTCATCATACCGCCAGGCTTCCGAAAGCAATACTGCACAGGGTATCAGTTTGTCACTACCAATCTTTCTTGTTTCAGTGATAACAAGGCACGGCTCGTCATCCTCTTCCTCTTCGTCTTCGATCCATGTGCCGAATACGGTTAATTCACGCGACTGGCGTTTAAAGTCAAATACAGTCAAATCTAATGCGGGTCTTTCAGCCATTTTGCTTGCTCCAATTTATGCCGTCATACCGCCTGGTCGACGGTTTTTAGGCTTTTTCCGAGTTTTGTAAACGTTAATCTGCCCATTTGTGTATGCCTGGCCAAACTGCCGTAGTGCGTCTGCCGCTTCTGAGTGACCGCCAGACTTGTCGGGCTGGTCGCTCCATCGCTCTTGAGTCGAGTTCCATTTCTTCCGGTACATTTCGATATGCACCACGCCTTCTTTGCAATGCTCAAGATCAAAATATAGCAGCGGGAATACGTCCCGGGTTTGATTGATGCCCCACGTTATCTCTTCAATGCGAGGCACAATTTCAAAGTTGTGCGTTGGCAATAGCTTTTCAAGCATCTGTTTCGGGCTTTCGTTGATCTCCTTGCCCTGCCTGGTGTGGTCTGCATCGTGCGGCAAGTAATGCGTCGAATACGTTATGTTCTGGTCTTGCAGCCATTTTGTGGCGTGTGAGTAGCTTTCCCCCCACGCTTCATAGAATCGGACGCATCTAAATTCCATCCCAACCTTCTGGATCACCCATATCGCCGTTCCATCGTTGTTGCCGATATCCCAAAAGGTCCAGCACGGTATGCCAGGCAGCATAGGCAAGTGGTCAATAATGCGTTTCTCTTTGCGGGCCTGCTGCAGTTGCTTAGAAAAATACGTCCCTTCGCGCGATACCTGGAATGCCTCTTCGGGAAAGCTCGGGTATTCCTGCCACATCTTCTGCTCGTCACCAACGAAGTCTTCATCCCGAGTGACTATCCACCACGCTCGCTGCTCAGGGTCCAGCTTGCGTTTGATCTTTTGCTCTACTGAATCGAAATAAGCGTGTTCCTCCGGTGATATGACCGTCGAATCTGCCGCCATTCTGTATTCTGGCGCCTCCCACCACGCGAAAAAGTGGAACTGGTACTGTTTGAGGTTAAGCTCTCGGCCTGCGTCGAAGAGCGCCTGGCTCCGCTGGGACATTTTGTAAAACTCGCCGTCTTTACCTTCTGCCGTGCTTTCAATGAAGACCATGCCTGATAGCGGTACCGCCGGAATGCTGCCGGTGATTACCTCGTTCGCTCGGTCAGGGAATCGCGCGCATATCTTGCCAAATTCAGAAACGTGCAAATAGTTGATCGTTCCCGATCGCATTGACGTTGATACGCGAATAGAACTGTTGTTGTGCGCAAACAGTAGCTCGTCTGCACTGTCACGCTGCACAGGGAACAGCGCAAGAAGGTCAGCTGGTAGGTTGGTATAGGCAAACTTAACCTTGTCTCTAAAGATGTTCTTAGCGCTGCCCTCGGTGTGCGCAATGATGCCTGCCCGAGTGTTTCCTTTGCCAAACAGCGAGTAATCCAGAAACAGGATGGCTATGAACGTTGTGAAACCCAGCTGCCGCGCTTTCAAAATTAGGTTGCGGTGCCATAGCCTGGCTATCACTTTGCGCTGCGGTTTGTTGGGCTTGAACATCATTATCAGGTCTTGGTCGTCCCCGCTTTCGTCTTCACCCTTCACGATGATCTTGTACAGGTGGCTGATACGCCAGAGCGGAACAGATAGCGCTGCCTGTGTTTCCGCTGGATCACGCGGCGTGAAGTCCATCGGCCTGGCAGCAAGCGATAACTGCCGCGCCCTGGTGATAGGACCGGCTGGCGGGTTTTTGCTTGCTGTCACGTTAAAACCCCGTGTTTTTGGGTAATCCGGTCAATAAATACTTTGTTTGTGGTACAAAACGTATTACAATACAGTCTCAAGCAAGCCAAAAAGGAAGCCGAAAAATGGACTACCACGTTTTTAAACTTAACATCGCAGCTGACTTTAACACTGGGCGTATGTACTCGCCCGATGGCCAGATCATCAAGGCCAAGATTATCAAGTCTGAGAAATGTTCCGTCATGCCGGAATGGAACATCGTTCATACGGTTGAGTTTCACGACACCACGCGCGGAATCAAAGGCACTATGGAAGTGGATGGCGATTACGTCACCACCGACAAGATCATGGCAGCGTATGACGCTGGCCGTTATACCGCGACTTAACCACAACGGCGCTGGCAAAGCTGGCGCCACTCTACTGCACACAAGGAAACGACTATGAAAAGCATCGGAACAGAGCAATCGCCAAGTTACAACGTTGAGCAAGATCCATTCACTGCGCCTAATAACGGATTCGATATGTTTACAGCTGAAGAACTGGGCCTTTTTGAGCAAGCGGCTGACATTATTGAAGCCAAGTTTCTGCGCAAGTCTGATTGCCTGACATCGCCGGACATTACCAAGCGGTTTCTGGCTAATCACCTGGCCAAGCATCAATCGGAAGTGTTCGGCGTAATCTGGCTGGATAACCGGCATAAAACGATTGCCGTGATCGATATGTTTTACGGAACGATCGATGGCGCTGCGGTCTATCCGCGCGAAGTAATCAAGTCTGCCCTGCAGCACAACGCCGGCGCCTGCATATTCTTTCACAACCACCCAAGCGGCAATCCAGAGCCAAGCCAAGCCGATATATCGCTTACCAAGCGATTGAAGGATGCACTGGCCCACATTGATGTTCGTGTTCTTGACCACACGGTTGTTGGCGGCAACCAAACTGTGTCTCTGGCTGAAAGGGGTCTGGTATGAGCAATACATCAATTCGACTGTCTCCTGAACTGCAAAGAATCAAGGACACCTCGCCCCTGCCATTCAGCAAGCGGGTCAACGTAATGGCCGAACGGTACCATTACTTGGTCATGCGCAATGCTGAAACGGCGCTCTCCGTGAAATCTTGTGAGGTTTTGTTGGCCTTGCCCTCCACAATTCACAGAATGCGCGCCAGCATGATCGAATTGCTGCCGCGACTGATCGTTGAGTCTAAACTGCCGGCCTTCACCCGGGCCGAGGTAAAGCTGGCTGCCGATGAAGTGGGAGCCATGACTCTGTTGCAGCGTATCAGCGCAATCGAAAACCTGTGTCAACGCAATTAATCCTCACGCTTGCTTTGGGGCTTCGGCCTCAAAGTGGCTCCGCTTACTGATTTCAAGATCCCCGACAATACTGAATCCTCGTCCACTTCATGCTTAACCTGCTTTTTGTCGCCAAAATGGCGCGCGTTCATTCGCTCCATGTACCACTGGCGAGTCTGAACCCGTAAACGTGAGCGCTGGACAGTCTCGCCGTTCTCGCGCCAGCCTGCCGCCTGCCCGTCTTTATCCAGCTTTTCCATGTAATCGTTGGCGCCATCATCTGCAATATCGAACATGTCTTCACCCATCGCAAACATGCCGATATTTCGGGCCTCAAGGTAGTTGTCTCTAAACTTAGGGTATCTGAACAGCCATCGGTAGACCGTACAAGGGTATGGGTAACCGTCCATTTCCATGAATGTGCGCATTGCTCCGCCGGTTGCCAAGTGTTCCAGAACCTTATCGGCCATGGCTTCATCGAACATTGTTGGCCTGCCTTCTGGTGACGGTATTGCGGCATCCTTTGCGGCCTGGGTCTTACCCTTGGGCTTTGCGCGGTGGTCAGGCTTGCCGTTCTTCAGGGTTTTTGGTTTTACAGGTACGGCGGGCTTCTTCGCTGCGGGCTTTCGTCCAGCTGGTGATCTGGGGATCTTCTTCTTTGCGGGTTTTGGTGTCTGTGCATCTTCGTTTGCCATGGTTTCCTCCATTAAGGCGCTGACAGATGCACAGATTGTATCATTGAAGGCTGGTGACCGCTCTATGTGCGGTTTAGCCGTCTATTGACCGTAAGTAACGATTGCCGTGTTCGTCCTCATCTATGAATACGCCAGGTACAAAAGTTAGCGCTTCCGCAATCGAGTATGTTCCGTCAGGGTTTCGCTGTTGGGTCGTTACCTGGACTGCGCAACCTTTGGCGGTGGCCATGGCCTTCGTTGACTTCATCCAGCCTTCGGCTTCGCTTGACGCCTTGGCCAGTAGCTTAAACAGGTCGCCATTGCCGAATACCACAATGTCTTTCACGTTTTTACGCGCGCCGTTTACATCAGTGTTGCCTAGTGTCTTGTCCATAGCTTTGTTCTCCGGTTGAGTTTCTCTGGTCAGCGCTCTTGCCAGGTCTTCATTTTTCGGTATCATTTTTTGATCCTTCTTTTTAACTCTGAATTTTGGTTTGAGTAAATCAGTGCCTGTCACGATCGCGGGTCGATCTGCGGCGCCTTCTCCAAGCATTCATCGCACAGCTGATTGCTTGCCGCCAGTTCGTCCTGGTCCTCTCCAATTACTCTGCAGTGGCACTGCTCACATTCATAGGTTTCTACGCAAAACCGGCAGGGCGGGCTGACGTGGCACGAACAACCTTCGTCCAGAATATCGCTCATGGCCTGATCCCGTATTCTTTCTGAATTGAGCGCATTATGTGGTGCGTTAGAATGCTTGAAATCTGTTTGTTCAGCTTTCTTGCCGCGCTCACGTATCGCATTTCGGCCAGCGCCTTTGGGCTTATTGCGTACCCAGCTACATGGCCATCAATCTCTATCCGAACGTGCATCATGCCGCTTAGATCATCGATAACTGCAGATCCTCGCAGCACTGGCAATACCTCCAGCATAAAATTCTGACTGTGCGTAATGCTGCGGTCCATCATGTAGCCTTCCAGATACGGTCCCATGCTCGTCACTTCTACGCTTTCGGCAGGAAGCGTACAGAAATGCTGTCCCAGCAAATTAGCTGTTTCTTGGATGATTTCCGCGTTAGTGGCGCCGTTCTTCACCGCTTGCTGGTAATGGCCCTGGCTTCTTAGCAGGTTGCGCTCCAAGAAAGCGACTTTGGCCTGCAGCTTGCGGCGCTGATTCCTTCCAAACCGGCGGCTCATTTTGATTTGTCCTTTTGTTCTTCAAATGCTGCAGCAATGCCTGTAAAGACCGACTCTGCAATCTGCTCAAGCAATGTGCCTTCATCCATGTGAGTTAGTTCCAAGTTGTTGCCGTTTTCGTCTTCCAGTTCCAGCCAGGCTGCGTCCTTTTCCATTCGCAGGGATAGTGTCTGGCCATACGGCAGAGTTCCACAAACCGTGTTGGCCATGCCCTGCAACTCACCTTGGCTATTTCCCTCTCCGGTCACATTCTCCCGTAGCCAAGTACACCGGCCCATATCAGTCACAGCACAAACTCTACCTTCCTGATTCTGAGCCAGTACGCCGATGGTTTGGCCAATCTGTGCGGCCTTGCGCCTGCCAATACTGGGCCTCGGCTCGCACGGCACCTGCTTATCGGCCAATGCCGGCAAAACCTTGTGTTCGCGGTAGCGCATTACTTCGGTTCTGACTCTATCAACCTCTTGCTGCATTGACTCGCGGATTGGCTGTTTCTTTAGCCGCGACATTAGATCAATCCACCGGTCGAGCGTTTTTAACCAATCCTTTGAATGGCCTTCGGCTTTTGCATCGCTCATGTGCGTAGCTCCCGCTTTGGTGGCTCTGGCGCAGCGTCGAGCAAAGCCACGTACCTGGCGGTCATCGCTTGGTGCGTAAACTCTTTAACCAAATGAATTTCTTCAAGCATTTTGAGTGTTGGCTCCAGCGGTACCAGCTTCCACCCATCCGGCACATCGGCGCTGGCATTCATTTCACCGGCATCGGTTAAATGGTCTGAGTTATTCGGGATTTCCGAACGACTGACAGAATGGGTGTAAAGACCGATATCGCCGTCAATCATCTGACTGCGCATCATCAGGCCGGACCATGCGTTAGCGTCCATCTGGTCCAGCATTCTCTTGCTCACATAACCTACTGGGTCGTCGACGTGATAAACCTCTACTTGGTCGACTGGCTTTAGGAATGGGTGCAAAGCTTTGATTTCCTCACTCCCAAACCACAACGGCCCATAGCTTGGCGCATCTTTAACAATCGCCATGGCAGCGGCTCTGATCCCTTCTAGCTGCGCGTTTAGATGATCCACTTGGCTTTCAAGGTAGCAAGCGCGCTGAAATAGCTTTCCCGCTGAAATCGCTGACATCTTCATTTTCAAGATTACATCGCTCATGTGCGTAGCTCTCGCTCGGCCCTGTCAGTGACCGGTGTAATAACGGCGTTGCCGTATTCAAATGTGTCAACGTCTTGACCGCTCAGGTCTGCAATCACTTCCCACGGCGCATTGCCGTAGACCATGTGCATTGAAAACCTCTTCCCCACTGGGCTGCTGTATTGGATTGTTCCCTCGTCAGCGGCCATTACAAAGTCCAATAACTCGGCCCTGGTCCCTTCGTGAAGCCATTCCTCGCCATCGCAGACGCCAAGCATTACGTATCCAGCGTCAAACAAAGCGTCCATCACCTCGCTCAATACATCACGCTCGGTTTTTTCCGGTTTTGCTACGGGTACCCGCAAGTAAACCTTTGTCCCCGGCTTTATGAACTGATCCACCAGCGCTACGCCCTTGGTTTTGCTGGCGTCTTCCCAATTCGGCTGAATCATGTAGATCACTTCGCCTACTGGCTCTGCGCTTTCCAGCTGCGCCTGGCAATCTTTCCAGCCTTGGGCGTAAACCTTATCAATTTCCATATCCATCCACTCGTCACCTTCTGGATCGAAAGTGTCAGCCCAATCGTGGAACGACTCTTTACTTGTTTTCATTTTTTGGCGCTCCTGCTCAATGGCCATCAACTGTCACCCCGCTCTGCTGTTACGTGAACAACGATTCCAAGCTGCTCGCGGATAACGTCAGCAATGTTGTCTGCAACCACCGTGTCTATTTCACCGCCCATGGGGGAGCCTTCCGGCACGGATATGTTGGCTTGCAGTACGGGTTTGATGAACAACGAATCAGGAATATCGAGGCATAGCGCAATGGCTATTTCATCGCTGTCCGTGTCCGGCCTTCTTTTTGTGACGCGGAGTGTGCCCGGGTCGCGCCGTCTGTTTCGGTCAAGTCCACTGGTTGGGGTCTTGCCTTGGATTACCAAGTAACATTTCACTTTCATCGGTATCACCTTGGCCTTTTGGCGGCCTTTTGATCTTTTGCTGCCCCAGATGCGGGCAAACTTCTTACAGTGCGCCGTACAGCTGCAGGTTGAGCGTTACAAAGCTGCGAAACAGATGATCTTTGAACTGCTGGTCGGCTGGCAGCTGGTCGTAAGGGACCATGCAGGGATGCGTTCTTGCAATACCATCCTTCACATCGCCAAGCGTCCAGCTGTTGTGCAGGTCTTCCGATGTGCTGTCGATGCTATGCAATACCGCTGTCACGCCAGTAACTGCGCTTTTCTTCTGCCATTCGTCGGCATCAGCCCACTTTACCTGGCTGTTATCCCCCAGCGCTTCACAGTACAGCCGGTTCATTTCGTGGGCCTGTTCAGCAATTTCAGTTATTGCTGTGTGCGGAATAGAGCCAACCTCGCTGTATCCAGCCTCAAAGCTTCCAGCTGGGCTGATTGACTCGTACCCATCTTCGTACAAAACGTAACACTGGCCGATTTGCGGATTGTGTCGCTGCAGAAACACTGCGTCTACGGCAATTCCTTCGCGGATTTGGTCAATGCACAGATGCGCGCCGCCTTCAAAGTCCAGCCGTTCCACAATGTAGCCGGCTTGAACAATCTTGTGGCAACGCCAGTGTGTAAGCTGCGCTTGTGCGAGTTTTTTTTGATCTTTTAGTTCTGACTCAAGCATGATATTTCCTCTTTTAATCTGTATTTATTCTGTAGTAGCCACTATAGCGCCACCGGCAGTTACTCGCCACCATACACTTGATATTGCCAGCCTGGATTATTTTCGTCCAGATCGTTTACAAGTGCGATTTCGTTTATTCGATCTGCGCTTGCTCCTGCCTCTCGCGCTTCTCTCAAAAACTGGGTGTAATCTTGCGGTGTGCGAACGTGGTCAAGAACCTGCCATACCTTCACCACAAAGCTGCTCTCGCGCTCTACACCGCCGTTCGGCTTGAATATAAGCTGACCGTTCGTGTGCAGGTAGTATTGCGCGTTAACAAGCTGCTGGCGCAGCTGCTCGGCATTCATTCCGCCACCGGTACGATGGATTCAGGCGGGACGCCCGAAGATTGGGGTCCGTTTGCTTGGTGACAGATAGCAACGGCATCGGCCAGGGTGTAACGCCCTGCCAGGGCAGCATCTACCGTGTAACCACAATGGTTCCATCCCCAGTAGGCTTTGTGTTCGTTTGACCAAACCAAAAAATTACGATCTTCCATCTTGATTTCCTCGGTTTAAATTGATCGCCTGATTATTTTTATTGCCGCGCCGATTAACGGTAAAAGGATATATGGCGCTGCGTATAGTATGTATTCAGCCACTTTTTTTACCTTTCTTTGCCTGTTTCAGTAACTCTAGGCTGTAAGGCTCCGCTTGTCCAGTGGTTACTACGCGCCACCCACTTGATCGATAGTGATTCAGGCCAAGCGCTTTTTTATTCTCCGCCATTGCCTGCTCTGCAAGTTCATGCAATGCGTCCAGCTTTACCGGCTCGTCGGCGTTAAAGCTTGTTTCTTCTCGGTATTGCTCTCCCGTTGGGGTTTCTCCAAGCGCCCAAGACCAAACCTGCCAGTTAAATTCCAGCCGCTTTAGCCTCTCAAGAGCCATTGCATGGGTGTCAATTGCGCCGTTAAGCATAAGCCACCGGCCTTGGTAGTAGCCTTCCGGCAAGTAAATACTTCCATCAGGTATTTTGATTTTAACTGTCGCCTTATCTTTGCCATCCACTCGCCAGGCGGTGTCATGCTCCATTTCAACGCCAAGGATTGACTCGCGGCGGCTTCGTTGGGTTAATGCGTATTTTTTACGCGGCTTCTTGCTTCTCGGCATGGCCTAGTCCTTTTCCGATTCAAGCTTCAACAAATACCTGCCCGCCAGGGTAATGCCGGTTCTGATCTTTCCCAGCTGGATGCCGGCGGCCATTCTCTGCTTTCGCAGTTCGCGCGTGTTTTGGCAGTGGATGCAGGCCATGCTGTTTTCGTCGTCGATATCGATGTACGGCCATGCCTCTTCAAAAGTAAAACCGTCCAGATTTGCGTAAGCGGCCTCAATGCAATTCAGTTTTTCGTAATTAGCTTTGAGTCGGTTTTTTAAGCTGTCAGGACCAAAATTATTGAAGCCTTCGGGTGTTGCGTTCGCGCGCAAACACTTACCTAATTCGTCACTGCCTTCGCGCTTTAACCGGTTGCGCTCGTCTGCCAGCTTGGCGTGTTGCTTTGCCAGTCGTTCAAGGTCTGCCATTAGATTTCCCTCTTAAACTCTTTGATGATGCGGGCCTCTTCGTGCCTCGTCAGTTTCCGTTCCACCCAGGCTACCGGGTTACCCCTGCGATACATGGCAGATATCACCTCAATCTCTTCGGGGTCGTTTGGCTCGGTGCTTGCACTGTGAATTAATCGATCGCTGCCCGGGCTGTACTCAATCTCAACCTGGCAAAGTATCCCGTCAATGTAAGTCTAAATGGTGTGTTTTTGCATAGAATACAGAGCCAGTCACCTGGCCCTGCCTCGTGCTAAGGGTTAAATGCTGCCCTTGTAAATTGCAAACCTATCGCAATTCACGCCGTCCTCATTGATTCTGTCGCCTATTAGCCGGCAAAACTCACTAGCAATATCTTCTGCTACAGTTTCCAGCTGAATAGCGCGCAAGCGGAATACCGGCGACTGAGGATCTGAAATTGAAACGCGGGTCATAAATTCGCGCTGATTCAGTTCCTTGTACGGCTTACACTTGAAGCCGACGAAGCCAGGCAGTTTTTCGGCGTTTTTCGCGCCCACTTCTGACGTTGCGGATTTTCGCTGTGAAAACGACTTTTCTTCGCTGCCAACCTCGTTCTTTTCCAATACTTCGTATTTGCGAACGGCTGAAATTGCCGTGGCCATTGGTAGCGTCCCGCCGTCCTGGTCGTAAACCACAAGGTATGCGCGCCAGTCTTCCAGCCACTCGGCAAAGTTTTTCTGGCGCATTGGGTTGTCGTTCGCTTCTAGGAACTGTCGGTATTCAGCCGTCTTGCGAAGCGTCAATGTTGCCGTGTTATCGCAGTGCAGTGGATCTTCTACGGATGCAAAATCAAACACTACGCGCGCCGACATTGCCGACTCGTCCACGAATAAAGGCGTTAATTGCGCTGCCAATCCTTCGTCTAAACCTGCTGCATCTGTTGTTTCTGATGCTCTTGCATACTGGCCAGCCATATCAATGGAATACACAGCAAAGCTTTCAAGGTCTTGCGTTTGGAATTGTTGCTTCATTCGCAGTAGCTTGGGGAAATACCTTTCAAAGTCATGCACTTTTACGGTTGTTGGAATTGCCAGCGCCCGCTGTCCAGTCATTGCGCCAAGCATTTTGTTGATTTCAGCCGGTGAAGTTAGCTCCACCAGCTTGTCGATTCCAGATTCACTTATCATCGGTTGCGTCCTTGATTGATCCATTGCGGTTGAATAGCGCCGTTTGGTTTTCCTTCTCGAAACACAAGCGCCCACCGGTATGCACTTGCATGACCGTGCTGGTGTTGTCTTTGTCGAGCAAAGATCCGTTCGGCATGGGTACCAGGTATTCCAGCTTGTGAGTCAGGTTTACTTGAGCGCTGCCACCGATGGGCTGCATTTCCAGAGTAATCGTCACTCTGCCTTTGACTTTGTAATCAATCACACCGCCGGCGACTTCGGTAAGTGCGCGGTTCAGCTTTTCAAGGAATACGCCGCCGTCAAAGTCTTGCAGCACTTCCATGGTGTCCGTCATTCGACTGACCAATGCCGGGCCTACTGCTGGCTTGCTTTCTGGTTTTTGGGACATGAAGCATTACCTTCTTTTTGATTGTGCGCCTGGTCCAGCGCGCGGTTAGAAATCTGACAATCAGCCGTTTATTAAGCTCTGGTGCCAATGATTCCAGCGTTTCTACTTTCAGATATCGAATGCCTTCGTGCTTTGCCGGCGCCTTGCGCTTTTGGCCTGCTGTTATCTGGAACATATCGTCCAGTTCGTGGGTCCACTTCTCTGCGGCTGCAATGCGCTCAATTACCTTGAGCGATATGCCGATGTTCTTGCAGGCCAGGTTCAACGGAATACACAGGTTGCTGTAAGCCTTCAAGCGCTGGCGCAGATGCCTAATGCTTGCTTCTGTCACCGGGAGTCTCCTTGTAATCTTTGACGGCTTCCACGACTTCTGCGTGAAGTTCGAGTAGAGCCTCGCCGACAATTTCATGCAGAATGGTTACTTCTCGGCTTAAAATGTATTGAATCATTGCCGCGTCAAATTTCGCGTTAGCTGCAATGCGCTTTGCAATTTCCCCAAAATCTGCTTCTATAAAAATATTCTCACTTTTTGGCATGTAACGTTTCCTCGTTTTGGATTGGGTGTTTTTTGTTGTTATGCGGTAAAAGTAGCCCTTTTACTCTTCGTTTTCAATATATTTGCTGGATTTAATTATCCGGTCCAGCTGGGCCTTGATTCCTGTATCTAGGAAAGTCTGTGTCTGCCCTTGGGTTACCTGTGCAATGCCACCTACACTGCCTCCCTCGTAGACCAGTCGTGCCTTTTCCTTGTCGCCAATCAGTACAGGCTGGTTGTCAGGCTTGCCGCGCAAGAAGCCAGACTCCTGCTCGTTTTGATGCTCACAAGCGCCTATCATTTTGTTTGGGTACTTGGTCGGCGGATTTACCGTGAACCCCTGGTAGATTTTCAAAAAGTGATTCTGAATGAACGGATATTCTTTGCCATCCAGTGTGGTTATCTTCACCCAGCCACCCAGGCGCTCAATGGCTGCGTGAATTTTTGGATCGTCAAATACCACCGTTCGGTAGTTTCCAATGCAGCGAATAGCGTAATCCACTTTTGCCCATGCTTCGCCGGCTGCCGACTGGCTGCTGCCAGATATGTGCTTGATAACATCGCTTGGCTTTGGCGGGAACTGGCCAGTGTCTGGATTTTTGACGTGTCCAGAAAGGCCGCAACGGATATCTTCTAGGTTGTAATTTTCCATTGAGCTGAAAAGCATTTCCAGCATTGGCTGCGTCATATCTTTGCCGTACATCGCGTAGGCTGCTATCCAGATGCGGCCAAACTCTTTTTTGTCAGTATTGGTCATAGGTTTCACCTTCCCCTGCAAAGTCTCTGACGGCTTGCTCGTTTCTTTCTTCAAGAAGCTGCTGCTTAGATTTTATCTGCTGTCCGTTGAACCCCACTTGCTGGTTTGGCGCTTTAGAATTTCCTCCCACCTGGTTAACCATCCATTCCGCTTTGAATCCTCGCCAGCATTGTGTGGCTGCCAGTTCTCCGCATTGGTCTACAGTAAATCCAAGATCCACGGCTTTGTGCAGTTCCTTTCCGATTGTGTTGATGGCCGTTTGGCTGTTTGCGCCTTTGGCTTTTTTTCTGGCAGCCATCCAGTCAAAAAGTATTTGTGGCTCTGGAATTTCTGGCCAGCTGGAGTAATCAATTTCTGGCTTTTTGCTCCTTGGCGGTGAAACGCTTGGAACATCGGCGGGGTTTTCGCTCGCAGGCGCAGGCCGCTTTTGATCTTTTTCTTTATATGTATCTGTATCTGTATCTGTATCTGTATCTGTATCTATATCTATATTCGTTGCCTTCTCGTTGCCTTCTCGTTGTAACGGTCGTTCAACGGTCGTTGGCTTCTCGTTGGGATTCCGTTTGTCTTTCTCTTGTTGTGACCGCTTTCTTGCCTCTGCTGACGCTTTCCCGGCAAGCACCCGCTGCTCTTGCGAATCCTTTACCAGCTTTAGGTCACGCTCTACCCTTGCCTGCTCCCACTCCGTCCCATTGTCGTTGAAGAACTCGGCCAACGAAGCTTCAACGAGAATCCAACGGTCGTTGGACAGTCGTGCAATTCTTGAAAGCCTGGATTTAGGTATTGGTTTACCTGTTTGCCAGTAGTTCATTAACAAAAGCAAATATGCGCCGTGTTCCTCCGTGGTCAGGTGCATGGTGTCGGCCAGGTAGTCAGCAACGTAAAGCTGCATGTATGGAAGTGCTGCCACTACGCCACCTGCTCTTTGAAATAATTCTCCAAAGTCTTAACTGTGTTGTATTTTGGATTGGTGTTTGATCCGCTTCTGATTGTTGAGAGCGTGACGTAATGCACTCCGGTCCTTCGTGAAACCTCTTTCAGATTTCTGTCTTTTAAAATTTCCCTTATCTGTTCAATGGTCATGTTACGTTTCTCCACTAAATTTATTGCACAGGTTGATAGTAGACTATTATTGATGGGCCGCAAAATGCCGGCACTAACTTTGTTTGTCCGTGCCGGCACAGAATTGTATTGTGGGTTGTCGCTGGCGGTTATCTACTCCTGCCGCCAGCGTGATTTCCTCTTTTACGGGCTGCTTCGGTGGCCCGTTTTTATTTCAGGCCCAGGCCAAACCGTGCAATCAGTAAAGCGTCTGCCAGTGCCTGGCCTTTTCCCTTTAAGTTCAGATCCGGTATGCCCGGGTACAGCTGCAGGCATCGCCCGCGGCTTGCGTCCTTCTCCTTGCCAAGTATCCCAGCGTGACGTTTCCAGACTTGCGGGGTTATGTAGGTGGTGGGTATTAGCAAAGCACCTACACAGCCCTTCACAGAGCCGTAGGCGTCACCAAACTTGAATGCTGCAGATGCCGCCTGCTTCACGCCGTTCTTGTTCATGCCCTGCACTTTTTCGATGAAGCAATGCGAAATGTGTCGGTTGCTCAGGAACTGGACCACCGCGGGTACGTTCACCTCTTTGCTGGTACCCACTACTGCAGTGGGCATGTGGGCGTGGCCAATGTATTCGCCTTTGTCGTCCACAATTGCGATTGCGCCGGTTAGCCCAGGGTCGATTGCTGCGTAGAGTTTCATAATTTCAGTATCCCTGATTGAATTAGCAGCCTTGTGGTGCGGGTCTGGCTCCGGCGCATGTACCATTGCTCATACGCTTGTTCGCCCTCCGGCCAGGGTTGCCGGCCATCCAGTACATCGTGACAAGCGCCGCAGCCGAAACCGCCTGATACATCGTCTGACTTCCTTCCCATACCGTGGCTTTCGTCAGGGAAATGAGTAAACACGGTTGTCGCTGGGTCATAGTTGCAGGCGCCGACAATGTTCAACGTGCAATCCTGTCCCCGCGCCGCGCCTGTTATCTTTTTGCTTTTAACCGCCATGATCCCTCGCTATCTGTCGAAACCGATTAATTCCATGACCACCTGCTCAACGTGCGATTCACTGTCGAAGGTCTGCTTTAGCACCAGATCCCAGCAAGCGGCAAATATCGCTTTGTACATTTCTTGGAATTTTTGCTCCGTCATATTCTTGTAGGCCCAGCTTCTGGCCATGCGTTTCGGCCCTGCAGGCGTTAACACTGTGTCGCAGTAACCGGCTTCAATCGTTATAAACTCTCTGAACGACTCAAAGCTGCGCTCGGCAGCCATGTTCTGCCTGTTTGCATTGACGTGCTGCAGGTAGGTTTTACACAGCGCCCTGGCTGCGTCACGGTCGACACCGTTGCTCACCATGAATTTACCCAGGTTACCCACGGTCTTGCGCTCTATCGTGCTGACAAAGTTCTTTGGCTCCCAGTAATCGAACGAAAGCCTCACCAGTGCCATGGCCCGCTTGTGATTCTCGAAGTTGCGAACAACCACGGTATCTACGCCAATCATCTGATCTGTTGGCAGCGCGCGAAGCGCCACCGCTGACGCTTCATCGGCGGGTACCAGCATATCGCCCCGCCGCCTCATTATGATTCTCTCACTCATTGCGAGCCTGTCCCTTATCCGTGATGACGTTTAATCATCCCAACCTTATGCCCAAGTGATTAGGCATTAACTAAGATTGGGTCGACTAAAAGGTATGTCGTCGTCGAAGTCGTCATTCGGTGGCGGTGCCTGGTTATTAGTCTGGCCACCTTGCTGCTGTTCAGCGTGAGTCTGCCCGCGCTGGTGCTGCTGGTTATTTTGCTGGGTTGTGTTCGGGTATTGCTCCTGCATGTGCGGCTGCCGCTGGTAGCCCTGCTGTTTATTCTGCTGCTGCGCCGGCGGCATCTGCTGGTTGTTCTGCGGCATTTGCTGCTGCTGTCGCTGGTTGTTCTGCGGCATTTGCTGCTGCTGTCGCTGGTTGTTTGGCTGCTGCTGTGGGCGCTGATTTCCGTTTTGCTGACCGTTTTGTTGGTTGTTTTGCTGCTGGCCCTGCTGCTCGTCTTGCGGTTTGCCGTCGAGCATGACCAGCTGCCCATCTACAGCGACCACAATTTCAGTGGTGTAAACATCATTGCCGGATTGGTTCTGCCATTTTCGCGTCTGCAGCTTGCCTTCCAGATATACCTTGGAGCCTTTGCGCAGGTATTGGCCGATAATTTCCGCCAGCTTTCCGAATATCACAACCTTGTGCCATTCAGTCTTTGGGACCGTCTGGCCTGTGTTTTTGTCTTTGTAGCTTTCATCTGTGGCTACGCTGATGTTGGCCACGGCGTTGCCGTTCGGCGTATAACGCACATCTGGATCTTGCCCCAGGTTGCCGATGATGATTACCTTGTTTACTCCGCGTGACATACATTTTCTCCTAGATTTACTGCCTGGTTGATAACGTCTGCTGCCGCGCGCCCAAATCTGGCGTGTCGACTCAATTCCAACAACTGAAGCCCATCTTCCAGCGGTACGCCCATGACATAGCGAACGAATACCGCCAACTGGAACAGGTGATTGCTGCTGGCCGTCTTGCGAGTTTCAAAGCTGTTGCCCCGCTGCAGGCTAATGCCAAGCTCCCCCCAAAATGCTGATTGGCTCATGCCAAGCTGGTTGCGCAATCTGCGAGTTACGCCTGGTGTCAGCTGCAAATAACTGGTCACAGGCGCTTTAGCTTTAACTTTTACAGCCATTTTACTGACTCCTTTCCTGTTTATCGGTAACTGATACAATTTACATTGTTTTGCAACAACGGAACAGGTTAAACAATAACTTTAGTTTTCAATAGCGCTTGATCTTGCGCAAAACTGTAACCATACTTGCGTTAGTTCGTCATTAGGCGACACTATCAAAAAAGAGGAAATGTTATGGAAAGGCAGATTTTAGAGTTTCAGACCGAAGCCGAATGGTTGGGCATGCGCAAAGCAAATTTGAACAGTACGGAAACCTCCGCTTTGTTCGGCGCCTCGCCCTACGTGACTGAATTTAGTCTGTACCACCTAAAAACGGGTCAGATTGGTGACGGCTTTGAAGCGAACGAACGGATGAAGTGGGGGAACCGGCTTGAGGCTGCCATTGCCGAGGGTGTGGCCGAGGACTACGGACTGGTTGTGGAGCCTTTCAAGGTGTACATGCAGCTTCCTGTAGAGCGCATTGGGTCCAGCTTTGATTACAAGGTTGTGGGCATCACTGCCGGCTTTGATGGTGACGAAACCTACCGCGACCTATTCCGTCAGTTTGGCGAAGGCATCCTTGAAGTGAAGAACGTTGATGGCTTCATATTCCGTAAAACCTGGTCGGATGATGGCGCCGATATCGAAGCGCCGCCGCACATTGAGTTTCAGGTACAGCACCAGCTGCTCGTATCTGGCCTGCAGTGGTCGATCATTGCGCCCCTGGTCAATGGCAATACTCCGCATCCAACGTACCGTGTGAAGAGCGACAAGGCCCACGAAGCAATCATCAAAAAATGTGCTGCCTTTTGGCACCGTGTCGACAACCTTACTCCGCCAGAGCCAGATTTTAATGTCGACGCCGCCACCATTGGCCAGCTGCTGCT